AGGGTCATGGTTCACCCTTATTGCAGGTGGTAATGGTTACCTCCTAGATTCGGGAGATCAAAAATGGTAGTTGACTTGCTTGACGGCGAAACTTTGATTCGCTTATTTATGTTAATGATTTGGTCAATTCTAACAATTGCAATTGGCTATTCAAAAGGCTTTACAGACGGCCGTCGTGAAGGTTTAGCACGTGGTAAGGCAATTGGTCGTCACAGCTCAAATGCGGTGAAAAAATGACCGAATTGGCTCAGACTATAAAAATGGCAATAACCACATCTTTTGGCTGCGTTCACGAAACGCAAGGTCATGGCTGCACATCATGTTTATCGCAGCACATTGCAGATACCTTAATTCATCAAGTCGAAGGGAAGTTAAATGGGTTTTCTAGATAACTACGAGGCTTCACGCGAAAGACTTGAACGCTGGAACGCAACTTATCCTTTAGGAAAAATTCACACGCGCATTGTTGAATTCAACGCTGAAAAGGGTTACGTCCTAGTTGAAGCTCAGGCGTATCGTCACAATGATGACATTGAGCCAGCGGGCGTCGATTACGCTTACGGCTACCAGGGTGCATATCAACAAAACATGAAACGCTGGTTTGTAGAAGATACAGTTACAAGCGCAATCATGAGGGTGCAGCAGCTAGTCATGGGCGGTGCTGAGCGCAGCACAAAGGAAATCATGGCGCAGGTTGAAACGACTAGCACAGTTGTGGCAAATGCTGAAAAAGACTATGACTATTGGACAACAAAGTTTGGTGACGTCCCAAGTTACAAAACCGAAGCTGAAGTTCACGCCGCTGGCATTGTTACCGCAGCTGACGCCATTTCACAGATCGCAAGTGAGCTAGGCGGCAAATTGGCGGAAGAAAGCCCGCAATGCAGTCACGGTCACATGATTTGGAAAAAGTCAGCGGAAGGATCACCAAAAACATGGGCTGGGTATTTCTGCACTGAACGCACAAAGGCCACACAATGCCAACCGCGTTGGTACGTTTTGGCCAGTGACGGAAAATGGAAGCCACAGGTATGAGCGATTACGTCGAGCTAATTAACCCGCAAACAATGACGTGCCGTTTACTTAAAAACGGTGCAGTTGTAGCAATTTACAAAATGAGCCAGTGTGACAAATGTTCATTGTTGTCAAAACATGACGATTTTGGCTATCAAAAAGGCTATGACGCCCGGGAAAACATCATTTGGTTTTGCGGTGGTTGCCGTTGAAAATGAAATTGCACCGTGATGAACAAGTCATTTGTTTACTAGCTGCGATCAAATACCAGCAAAATGGCGGGTCAACCATGCCTAACATGTACGACAAAACAAAATCATTTGGTGAGTACATCATTGAGATCAGCGAGACAATTGGCAGTGAATGGGTTGTGGCCAAATACTTTGGTTTAGCCTTTGATCCGTTTGAGCATAAATGGAAAAATAAAGCTGACGTAGGCAACTCAATTGAAGTAAAGTGGACAAAGTACGACACAGGCCAGCTGATCGTCCATGAATATGACCGTCCCAATGACATTGCCGTGCTTGTAACTGGCACGTCACCTGATTATGACATCAAGGGTTGGATTCCAATTGCTATGGCTAGGCGCGACAAGTATCGCCATTCAAAGCAACCAAACTGGTGGATCACACAAATTAATTTGCAACCTATTGAAAATTTAAGGAAATCTAACTATGCAAACAGTGCAATTTGAATGTCGCAAATGTAAAAAAGTTACAAAACAGGTCATTCACAAGATAACTGACTTATTGCCCGAAGGCGTTGAAACCATTCAATGCAGCGTTTGTACGTTTATGACCGTGGCAACGATAGGGGTTGACAATGAATAGTTATCCACAACAGTTATCCACAAGGGGACAAAACCTGTGGGACTCGCTCAAGATTAGGCTCAGTGCTTGACAGGGTTGCTAGCATCAACACTCGCAGGCGAGCCGCTTAAGCGGATAGCTCGCTGGCGTAGTTTGGTGCTTTGGGGCGTGCTTTGTGTCATTGGAATGACGCCTGCAAATGGAAGTCAAAACAACGTAGATCATTTAAAAATTTATGCACATGTAAAACTTGTATCGTATAAAGAGTTTCAATGCTTCAATGCAATTATTCACAAAGAATCAAGGTGGAATTACAAAGCACGAAATGGTAGTCATTATGGCTTAGGACAAATGCGTTCAAAGCATTACGGTACACTTGATCCATTTGCACAGATTGATCGAACTATTGCTTACATTAAGCACCGATACGACACAAGCTGCAAAGCCTGGGAGTTTCACAAAGTCAAGGGGTATTACTGATGGCCAGTGCATTAAGCAATAGCGGTTCTACAAGCCAGTGGCGCAGGATCAGATCAAGAATCCTGCAACGAGATCAATACACCTGCCAGCAATGTGGTGGCGAGGGTACTACCGTCGATCACATTATCCCACGTGTTGCTGGTGGTGGTGATGACGAATGGAATCTTCAATGCCTTTGCACAAAATGCAATTATTCGAAAGGCGGTCGTTTTTTTAGTGCGTCTTTGACACCCCTGACCCTTCCTGGTTTAAATACCCCCGAAAACGACTCAAAGAGCCACGAAAATGACTAAGAAGGTCACAGAAGGTCACGTCTTGCCCAAAGAGGTCTTAAATCGGCTCACAACGGTTTTGGGTAGGGACACAGAAGGCGTTTTCGGCATTTCTACGCCTAGAATCCACACGCCATTGAATGATTTGCCCTCAAAAGGCCATGAGCTGATCGATTTGGCTTCAAGTATCGGCGTTGAGCTTATGGAATGGCAAAAATTCTTTCTGATTCACAGCCATAAGGTTAAACCTGACGGCAGGTGGTGTACGCCACTAAATATTTGCGTCGTAGCCAGGCAAAACGGAAAAAGTTTTTTGCAGCAAATAAGAATTCTTGGCGGGCTTTTCCTATGGAATGAGCCGCTTCAAATTGGATCAGCTCACAGACTGGCAACCTCACTTGAACAATTCAGGGCATTGGTTTCGCTGATTGAAGCTAACGAGTCATTGGCAAAACAGGTCAAACGTATCCGCTGGGCACATGGTGCTGAGGAAATCGAAACATTGCACGGCACGCGGTTCATGGTCAAGGCTGGCGGTTCAGCTGCTCGCGGTGTGTCACGTCCCGAAACGATCCACCTTGACGAATTACGTGAAATGACTGATCTTGAATCATTTGCTTCATTGCGATACACACTTATGGCCGCCCGCAATCCTTTAGTTATGGGGTACACAAATGCGGGAGATTCCAGTTCGGTTGTGTTAAATGCTTTTCGCGAAAGAGCTTTGGCCAAAATTGCTGGGGCAGATGATGAAATTGGCTATTTTGAGTGGTCAGCACCGACGGACGAGATAAGCGTTGAAAACGCACGTCACAGCAATCCAGCAATGGGCATAACAATTCACGCGGACAATGTACGAAGCGTTTTGAATGATCCAGCCGACGTTGTAATGACTGAGGTTTTGTGCCGATGGGTTGTAGCAATCTCCAGCGCGGTCGATTCCGCTTCATGGGCAAATTGCCTTGACAAAAACGTTGACCTTGATCCTGAAAAACAAACCTGGCTGGCAATCGATCTGTCACCTGACAGAAAACATGGCAGTTTGGTTGCAGCTCAAAAACTCGGTGAGGAAAACTTTGTTGTAAAGCTTTTACATACTTGGGCTAACGACTTGCAGTTAGATGACAAAGCTCTTGCCAACGATTTAGCCGATTATGCCCGCAAGTATGCAGTTGAATACGTTTTGTACTCACGCAAAACAAGCGGCGCAGTTGCAGCCCGACTTGCACCCGCTGGCATTGCCGTATTCGACATGGACGGCGCATATCCACAAGCTTGTGACGAAATGCTTTCAGCAATTAACAGCGGTCGTTTAAAACACAGGGGACAATCACAATTGACAGATGAAGTTTTATCTGCCGTGCAATTGCGTCGTGGTGACGGCGGCTGGGTGATTGGACGTCGTGCTTCAAAATCCGTTGTTTGCGGCGCAGTGGCAGTTGCGCTTGTGACACATTTTGCGACACGCCCAACGAATGATCTTGACATCATGGTTGGTTGATCGTATAAGCCTGACACAATTCAGGCATGGGATTTTTTGATTTATTTCTACCTGCAAAGGTTGAGGCTGCCGAAAAAAAGACAGTTGACGCCGACCTTGCACCGTATTATTCAGAAAACAACAATTTTTTCTATTACGGCATTTCAACGGCCAACCGCGCCGAAGCAATGTCCGTGCCAACAATTGCTAGAGCTTTAGGCATTATTCAAACAATTGCTTCATTGCCTATGCACACACGCAACGTCGCAACAGGCGAAAAGGTCACACAACCACGTGTTATTAATCAACCTGACCCACGTATTCCAGGGGTCACGTTTTGGTCATGGATTATCTCAGATTTATTTTTTCACCCTAACGCTTATTGTTATGTCACTGATCGTTATGCAGACACAGGCAAAATCAGAGCAATGGAACGCATTGCACCTGAACGCGTGACTTTCACCCTGGATCGAACCAGCACTGAAATTACAGCGTACAGAATTGACGGCAGTGCAATCGATTCCTCCAACCTGGTTGTTTTTCCAAATACCCAGGAAGGTTTGTTAGGCCGTGCAGGTCGCACAATCAAGGCTGCGGCAGCTTTAGAAAAAGCAAGCATGAATTTTGCTATTGAGCCAATCCCACAAATGGTTTTGAAATCAAATGGCACATCATTGCCCGCAGATCGCATTACAGCTTTGCTTAACGCTTGGCGATCAGCTCGTGCCAACAAATCAACGGCATTTTTAAACGCTGACGTTACTTTAGAAACTTTGGGTTATGATCCAAAAAATTTACAACTTAACGAAGCGCGAAACTATGTCGCTTTGGAATTAAGCCGTGCATGTAACATGCCAGCTTATTTTACGGATTCACAGCAATCATCATTTACATACGCAAACGCCTTGGACAAGCGACGCGACTTGGTTGATTTTGCGTTTCGTAGTTACATGTCAATAATTGAGGAACGTTTGTCATTTGCAGACTTCACCCCTGCGGGCAACGCAGTCAAATTTGATCTTGACGATTTCCTACGTGGCAATCCTATGGAAAGAGCCCAAATGTATGAAATTTTAAACCGAATCGGCGCAATGTCGATTGAGGAAATACGCGAGGAAGAAGACATGCTGCTATGAGCAAAAAAGTAATCACACCCATGCAAATTATTGCAGCTGATTCAAACAGCCGCACAATTTCCGGGCGCATTGTAACGTTTGAAGAAACAGGCAACGCGTCAATCGGCAAAGTACAGTTTGCACAAGGTTCAATTGAGCCAACGTCAGTTTTGCTTAATCTTGAACACGACCGCACACGTCGTATTGGCAAAACACTTTCGATTTATGCAACCAAACAAGGAATTGACGCGACTTTTAAAATTGCTGAAACAACCGCAGGCAACGACGCACTTGTTGAAGCACAGGAAGGTTTGCGCGACGGTTTTAGTGTTGAAGTCATGTTTGATGAATACGAAACTATGGACGACGGCACAGTTCGCATTTTGAAGGGCGAATTAACTGGTGTGGCATTGACTTCAGAACCAGCGATCCGATCAGCCCGCGTTGAGTCAGTCGCGGCAACAGAGGAAGACCAAATTTCAGATTCGACAATCGAACCTGAATCAACAACAACCGAAGGAGACGAAGTGGAAGACACCGTCAAGGACGCTTCAA